TTGTCCGCTCGGGCATCGAATTTGATGGCGTGGGCAAGCGCGTGGCGTACCACTTGTACCGTTCCCACCCCGAGGATGGCAGGCTGGCACCCATGTCCGGCCAAGGTGGTCTGGAGACGGTGCGCATTGAGGCCAGTGAAATCATCCACTTGTACAAGGTGTTGCGCCCGGGGCAGATTCGTGGCGAGCCATGGCTATCCCGCGCGCTGGTCAAGCTCAATGAACTCGACCAGTACGACGATGCGGAACTGGTGCGCAAGAAGACCGCCGCCATGTTCGCAGGCTTTGTCACCCGCCAAAGCGTGGAGGACAACCTGCTGGGCGAAGGCCTGCCGGATGGCAATGGCGTGTCGCTGGCAGGTCTTGAGCCCGGCACCATGCAGATTCTTGAGCCCGGAGAAGACATCAAGTTCTCTGACCCGGCCGATGTGGGTGGTTCCTACGGCGAATTCCTGCGCGCCCAGTTTCGGGCGGTGGCCGCAGCCATTGGTATCACCTATGAGCAACTCACAGGTGACCTCTCTGGCGTGAACTATTCCAGCATTCGCGCCGGGATGCTTGAGTTCCGCAGGCGATGCGAGATGGTGCAGCACGGCGTGCTGGTGCATCAAATGTGTCGCCCGGTGTGGGCGGCATGGATGAAGCAGGCGGTGCTCAGCGGTGCCTTGACAGCGCCGGGTTTTGCCCGGGGTGGCAACGCAAAGCGGCGGCAATACCTCGCAGCCAAGTGGATTCCGCAGGGCTGGCAGTGGGTTGACCCCGAAAAAGAGTTCAAAGCCATGTTGCTGGCGATTCGCTCGGGGCTCATGAGTCGGTCCGAGGCCATTTCGGCCTTTGGTTATGACGCAGAAGACGTTGACCGGGAAATCGCTGCTGACAACCAGCGCGCCGATGACCTGGGTCTGATTTTTGACTCCGACCCCAGACGCACCTCCAAAGACGGTGGCAGCGCAGAGCCCAACAAGCATGCAGATCAAGCCGCCGACACCCAAGCCAGCGATCCCGTCACCACTGACACGTAGAGGATTTCCATGAACCTGTTACCGCATTTGGCGGCACGCCTGTTTGGTGCGCCGCTGCTCATCCATCGCCCAAAACTCGATGTCATCTTGTCGGTGCTGGGCTCGCGCGTCGGGTTGGCCGATTTGTCGGCACCGACTGGCTTTGTCCAGCCTGATCGAAGCGCTGCCCAGTCGAACGTCGGTGCAGTTGTCGGCCCTGGTCAGTCTGGCATTGCTGTGATTCCCATTTATGGCACGCTGGTGCGCCGCACCCAGGGGCTTGAAGCCCAGTCTGGGCTGACCAGTTACGCCGGAATTGCCCAATCGCTGGAAACGGCGCTGGCCGACCCGAGCGTTGCTGCCATCCTGCTCGACATTGACTCGCCCGGTGGCGAATCCTCTGGTGTGTTCGATCTGGCTGACCGCATTCGCGCGGCCACGGCCATCAAACCGGTCTGGGCGGTTGCCAACGACATGGCGTTCTCCGCCGCCTATGCGCTGGGTAGTGCGGCCAGTCGCCTGATCGTCTCACGCACGGGTGGTGTGGGCTCCATTGGTGTGATTGCGATGCACGTTGACCAGTCAGTCAAAGACCAGCAAGACGGAATTGCCTACACCGCCGTCTTTGCCGGTGATCGCAAAAACGATCTCAACCCGCACGCACCCATCTCGGGTGAAGCACACAGCTTTTTGCAGGGTGAAGTCAATCGCATTTATGACCTGTTCGCCACGACGGTGGCCAAGCACCGGGGCATGGGCGTGAACACCATCAAAAGCACCCAAGCGGCCCTGTTCTTTGGCGCAGACGCGGTTGCTTCTGGTTTGGCTGATGACGTGGGAACGCTCGATGACGCGCTCAAACAGCTCAACTCCATGCTGACCCCACCAGTTCCCTCGCTCTCCCGACTGCTTGCCAGTCAAACCCTCCCTGAAACCTCACCTGAAAAGGAAATTCCCATGACGCAATCCGTCCAACCCACCCCCGTACTCGCCCAAACGGATGCCACAGCCGCCACGTCGGCCACCACGTCAACCGCCGACGCCGTGTTTGCAGTCTCTGATGCGATTGAAGTCGCGCAAAGCTGCACGCTGGCTGGCCGAACTGATCTGATCGCTGGCTTTTTGGAGGCCAAAGTGGCACCCAGTCAGGTGCGCAGCCAGTTGCTCACGGCCATGGCGCAGCAATCGCTTGAGATCGTCAGCCGCATTGACCCGAATGCTGCACACCGCCAGGAAATGACGGCAACTAACCCTGCTTCGCCTGACAACCCGCTGATTGCCGCCGTCAAAGCCCGAATCGGTGCTCGCTAAATCCCACCTGACCCCCTCACTAATAGGAGAACTCCATGGCTGAAATCAAACAAACCCTCAATCTGGGCGACTTGCTCAAGTACGAAGACGAAGGCTTTTACTCGCGCGACCGCGCCACCCTGACTGCTGGACAAACCCTGGTACTGGGGACAGTCCTTGGGCTTGTGACCACCACCGGCAAGGTCAAACAACTCGATCCAAGTGCCACCGATGGCAGCCAACTCGCCTCTGGTGTGTTGCTGCAAGACTGCGATGCCTACCTGGTGGACCGAGACGATGCCTTGATGCTGGCGCGCCACGGTGCAGTGGCCCAACACGCACTTACCTGGCCTGCGGCCATCACCGTGGCCGAGCGCGACGCCGCAGTGGCCCAACTCAAGGCACTGGGCATTCTGATTCGCCAAAGCGCCTGATTTCCCCTGCGACCCAAGAGCCAAGAGCCAAGTCTCCCCATTCAACTCACTTTTTGAAGGAAAGCCATCATGGCCATCAACAACCCGTTCCTCAATCCCGCCTTTTCCATGGCATCGCTCACCGCAGCGATCAACCTGCTGCCCAACCGCTACGACCGACTCGACCAGTTGGGTTTGTTTCCTGCCAAACCGGTGCGCACACGCACCATCGTGCTCGAAGAAAAGGCCGGTGTGCTCAATTTGCTGCCCAGTCTGCCTGTGGGTTCGCCCGGTACGGTCGGTATTCGGGGCAAACGCACGCTGCGCAGCTTTGTGATTCCGCACATCCCGCACGATGACGTGGTGCTGCCCGAAGAGGTCTTGGGACTGCGATCGTTTGGCACCGAGAACGAATTTGCCTCTATTGCGGCGGTGCTGGCCGAACACCTGGACAACATGCGCACCAAACATGCCGCCACCCTGGAGTATTTGCGCATGGGTGCCTTGAAGGGCATCGTGCTCGATGCTGATGGGCGCGAACTTGTCAATCTGTATGAGGAATTCAAGATTCCAGCAAAAGTTATCAGCTTCAAACTCAACATCGGCACTACGGAAGTTCTGGATAAGTGCCTTGAACTTAAGCGATATATGGGTAAGAGTCTGATGGGTGAGCGCATGAACGGCGTGCATTGCCTTGTCTCGCCCGAGTTCTTTACCAAGTTGGTGACTCATTCCAGCGTTAAAGATGCCTACAAATTGTGGAACGACGGTCAGGCTCTGCGTTCTGATATGCGATCAGGCTTTCCATTTGCTGGCGTCACCTTTGAGGAATATGCGGGTGAAGCCAGCGTGCCAGACGGTTCCGGTGGCTGGGTGACCAAGCCGTACATCGAAGCGGGCGAAGCGCATGCGTTCCCGCTGGGCACGATTGACACCTTTGCCACTTACTTTGCACCGGCTGACTTCAATGAGACGGTCAACACGCTGGGCCAGCCAATCTATGCCAAGCAGGCACCGCGCCATTTTGAGCGTGGCACCGACCTGCACACCCAGAGCAACCCGCTGCCCCTGTGCCAGCGTCCAGCCCTGTTGGTGCGCTTGACTGCGGCGTGATCGGGGACGTCGCATGACCACCCTGGTAGAAAAGCTCTACCGCGCCGCTGCCAACGTCGGGTTTCTCAAGACCTGCGTCTGGCAACCCGGCGATGGCGGTGCTGTCCAGTCCTACTCGGTGGGGTTTGTCGCACCTGACAAGGACGTACTGTCAGGTTTGGGGCTCAGCACCGACTACGAGATGACCTACCCGAACTCTTGCTTTGTCGGTCTCAAAACCCGC